AAATATGGTGACTTTTTCTTAAAATTAGAAATAGCCGAAAAATATGGTGTTTATAATATTATTCCATATACAGCTTATAATATTATAAGAGAAGAAGGATATGATACTAATAACACAACCTCAGTAAGATTTAAATTTGATCCTGATGGATTATCAGGAGGAGGTTCTTATGCTTCTGGTTATTCATATTCAAATAAACAAGGAGATAATGCTATTTATTTTGACAATTATGAAGTAGCACATTTTAGATTATTAGCAGATGTCAATTATTTACCTTATGGTAGATCATACATTGAACCTGCCCGTAAATCATATAAACAAATGATTTTAATGGAAGATGCGATGTTAGTTCATCGTATTGTAAGAGCGCCAGAAAAACGTGTTTTTTACATGAATGTAGGTAATATTCCACCTAATGAAATAGATGCGTTTATGGAAAAAACAGTAAATAAAATGAAACGTACTCCATATATTGACCCTCAAACAGGTCAGTATAATTTGAAATTTAATATTCAAAATATGATGGAGGATTTTTATATTCCTGTTAGAGGAAATGACGCGACTACTAAAATTGATACTACAAAAGGTTTAGAATATGATGGTATTACTGATGTAGTTTATTTGAGAGATAAAATGTTAGCTGCTCTTAAAGTACCTAAAGCTTATTTTGGTTATGATGAAAAATTACAAGGTAAAGCAACATTAGCTGCTGAAGATATTCGTTTTGCTCGTACAGTAGAACGTATCCAAAAAATTATATTATCTGAATTATATAAAATAGCTTTAATTCATTTATATGTTCAAGGATTTCAAAATGAATCTTTAACTAATTTTGAATTGAATCTAACCACACCATCAATTGTATTTGAACAAGAAAAAATAGCCTTATTGAAAGAAAAAGTTGATTTAGCTAAAAATATTTTAGATGGAAAATTATTACCTTCAGATTGGGTTTATGATAATTTATTCCAATTCAGTGAAGATCAATTTGATGAATATAGAGATTTAATTAGAGAAGATACTAAACGAGCATTTAGATTAACACAAATAGAAAGCGAAGGAAATGATCCAGCTGAAACAGGAAAATCATATGGTACTCCTCATGATTTAGCTTCTCTTTATGGTATGAGTAAATGGAATAATAAATCAGGTATTCCTGCTGGATATGATGAAAATGAACCTAAATTAGGAAGACCAAAAGAAAAGGCATCTATGATTAATACTCAAAATGATCCTTTAGGTAGAGATAGATTAGGTATTAAAGATATGAAAATTGATGATCAACCAGGATTTGGTGCTAGTAAAAAATCTTCTATTTCTTTAAATGAAAATACTAAAACAGAATACTTTAAAAACAAAAAATTACTTGAAAGTATTGATAAAAAATTAGTATTTAATGATGAACTTAGAGCATCATCATTATTAGATGAAAAACAAATCAAAGAATAACCATCTTTACATATTTATAATAAATGACTAAGATAAAACACAGCAAGTACAAAAACTCTGGATTAATTTTTGAATTATTAATTAGAACAGTAACTGCTGATACTATATCAGGTAAAACATCTCCTGCTATTGATATTATTAAAAAATATTTTTTAAAAACAGAATTAGGTAAAGAATATAAACTTTATGAATCATTATTAAAGAATTTACCTTTAAATGAAAATAAAGCTAACATAGTAGTAAATACTATTTTAGAAACTTCTAAAAAATTGAATAGAAGTATTTTACGTAGAGAAAAATATAATTTAATTAAAGAAATAGGTGAACATTATAATCTTAATGATTTTTTCAAAATTAAACTTCCTAATTATAAAGCATATGCTGCTTTATATACTTTAATGGAAATATATAATAATACTAATATTATTAATCCTGAAGCAATAATTGATAATAAGGTAACTTTATTAGAAATTTTAACAACTTCTAAAATAAATAAAAAAGATGTTAAAGATGAGTTATTGGAAGAGTTTAAAAAATCTGATAAAGATCTTCGTTTATTAACTTATCGTATTTTATTAGAAAAATTTAATTCAAAATATGATAATTTAAATGAAAAACAAAAACTTGTATTAAAAAATTTTATCACTGAAATCGATTCAGCTCCTAAATTAAAAGATCTTTATAATGAAAATATAATTAGTATTAAAGGTGAGTTAAAACAATTATCTAAAAAAATAGATGATAAAGTTGTGTTAATAAAATTAAATGAAATTTCAAATTTAATTTATGAATTACCTAAAGAAACATCATTAAAAAATGATGATATCATAAATTTATTACAATATTACCAACTAATCGATGAAATTAAAAGAACTCATAAAGAAAGTATTGATTAAAGAGATAGAAAGTATAAAAGGTAAAACTTTCACTACAACTCAAACTGATGTTGATCCTGAAACAGGAAAAATAAGTTGGGATGTTGAATATGAGCCAGATTTTGCTAAACTATTAAAAGATATTATTGCCGCTGAAAAAACAGCATACGCTGTTATATCTGATAAAAATTTAAGAAAAGATAAAAGTTTAAAAGAAATAGCAGTTCATTTAAAAGATCTTAAAAATTTTTATAGAGATCATCTTAGAAATGAATATCCTGGAGAATACGAAAAAGTTAAAAGAAGAATTTATTCTCTATGAAATACTCTCAATTAAAAAAAATAATAAAAGAAAAATTATCTGAAATTTCAGCTTCAGGAGGTGGAACAGCAGGTGCTGGTTTTTCTACTGGAGCTGGTGAACAATATGCTACTCCTTTTGCTTTTAACCCAAATAAAAAAGCTAAAGGTACTTCTAGAAATTATTATTTAAAAATGGGATGGAAGCTTGTTGATAAAGGAAAAATGAGAAAACAAGCCAAAGCAATAGAATATAAAGATTTATGGAAATAATATGGCAACCTATAATGTATCTGTAACACAAAGTTCTATTATTTTTCCTGATAATTTAACACCAGGATCTACATCTACATTTTCTATAGAAAATAATGGTCCTGCTTCTAGTTATTTTACATTAGAAACAATACCTCCATATTCAACATCTACTCCTAAAAATACTTCTGGTTCATTTACTTTAGGAACAGGTATATCCGGTTTACAAACAGGTGATTATTTTATAGGTGTAGTAGTAGCTCCAGGTGGAGGTACTTTTTCTTTTACAAATGCGGGACCAGTTGTTGGTTCAACTTTATTAATGAAAGGAATGGGTAGTAGTGTTTTACTATAATATCATCTTAAAATCATAATTTTCCCAAATTAATAATATTTATAATTATATGAATGCTAAAAGATACCTAAAAGTTAAAATGCTTAATCTTCAACAAGAAATTGAAGCACTTTTAACCAAAGCTGAATTATTAGGTCCAGGTACATTTGAATCAATCGCTAGTGATATAGATGATTTAACAGATCAAGTTGAAAAATTAAGAAAAGATATTCAAGGTAAAAATCAAGAACCTAAAGTAGGAGAAGAAACTGAAGATAAAGTTGAAGAATCAACTATTTCTCTTGAAGAATTATTTAGAGAAATAACAAATGAAAATATAAAAGATTTTAAAAAAGAACGTTCAACTGATTTCAATCTTCTTAAAAAAAAAACGAAGCAATAATGGCTTTATTAACTAGAGCTGAAGAAATTACAAATCAACAACATGTTAATAATGATAATTATGATATAAACTATAGCACTAGTATAGTTAACGAATATATGAATAAAATAATTAAATTATTAAAAAAATAAAATATTTATAATAAATGAAACAATTAACTTTACAAGAGCAATATAATTTAATATGTGAAGGAAAAGGAGATAAATCTCATTTCCATAAACAAGTATTAAAACAATTTCCTAATTTATTTACTGCTCAATCATCTTATAATCAAGTAGTAACTGTATTAAAACAAAAACAAATTATTAGCGAAAATACAACTTCAGATACTTCTTCTGAACCTAACTGGTTTAATATTTTTAAAAATAATATAAATTCTTTAAACGAAGAAATTAAAGCTGAAGAAAAGAAAACCTCTAAAGAAGTTGAAGATATTCAATCACATAATTATGATTATAAAGATAAAAAATCAATAGATAATCATAGTGGTGCTGAATTTTTATTAGGTTTTTATGTTGAATCAAGAGATCCTAAAAATGCTGATAAAACTGTTGAAGAAATTAGAAACATAGTAGTTAAAAATTTAGCTAAAGATAGTTTATATTATGTAAAAGACGGTCAATTTGGTGTTAAAGGTTTAGGATACAAAGATGAAGCTCCTGGTTTAGGTAAAACTAAAGAAGTTAAAGGTAAATACGCTTCATCTGGAATGGAACCTGTTAAATTGAGTGAAGCTATAAAAAAATTAGCGAAAAAAATATTAACAGAAGGTTTAAAAAAAGATGTAACTTTTGATTATACTTTTGAAGAATTACAATACGATGGAGATTATTACAATATCCAAGCA